GTTCTCAATATCTTTTGGAGATTCTTATGAAGGAATTAATCTTTTTTGTAGTTAAGGTGGTTACTCTCTACCTGTTCAAATCTCGTGTAAAAAACGAGCCTTTGACTAAGTGGGAGTTATTACCGTACGACTTCAAGATCGACTTCTTCCAGAAGGGATCCCCTCCAGTTGATAAACGTGCTAAGCGGGTGTCAAAATGAAAATGCTAAGATTTACACTACTATATATTATGGTAGGCATTGTCTTGTGTCTCATTTATTCATTCGCCATGCATGCTATTGAGCGTCGGAACGAGTTTTTTAAGCCTCGCTTCGAAGATCCTTTACAGGATACCTCTATCGTAATCATAGGAAAAACCCAATGACCAGTCGTTCTTATTCAAAAATAACCGACGCCTCTAACTATGAAGTTAGCAGTGCCGTCGGTCAAGATGGTAAGTACGAAGTTGTTAACGGTCGAAGGCGGTTACGCTGGAATCAGTATACTCGTCTTTACTCGAAACACGTTGGATCCAAAAGTAACTGGTTTGACCCGAATACGGGCATTACCTGGAACGAATTCGCTCCTATAGGTACTGTCCCGCCCTGGTCAACCTTACTTAATGGTAACGATTACAATAGTGTCCTAGCAAAACTCGCTTCCAAGGTTAGGGATCACGACTTTAATTTAGCCGTGAACCTCGCTCAGGGAAAGCAAGCTTATGAAATGATACTAGGTAATCTTGTCCTATTTGGTCGTGCTGCGATAGCTGCTCGTCATGGCGATTTTCCAAAAGCCATACGAGCTCTTAAAGCTTCCCCGAGAGATAAGAAGAGATTTCACTCTAAAGATATCTCGGGAAGGTGGCTGGAACTCCAATACGGTTGGCTCCCATTGGTTTCTGATTCTTATGAGGCCTTTAAGGCTTTTACAGAATCAAATCAATGGCGTGCCGAAGTTGTTAGAGTTTCTGGAAGGAAGACCGGGACGTTCGACTCATCTGCTTCTCCCAGTAATTATACTGGGGTTGCCAAATGGGACGCACGTTATATCATTCGTTACGAAATGTCTGAAGCCCTTTCCTTTCCTCGTTCACTTGGTCTTTCTGACCCTTTGAGCGTGGTTTGGGAGGTGCTTCCTTGGTCTTTCGTTATCGATTGGTTTTTTCCGGTTGGGACGTACTTAGATAATCTAAGTATTATCCCATTTCTTCGTGGAAGGTTTCAGGATTCGTTGTCGATTAAAACGGAGTCCAAGCTTTTGCTTAAGACTACGCCTAATCGCTACACCGGAGCCACTTCCTTCATGAAGAGGTACGAATTGATTCGAAACCCTGTTTCGACTTCATTTAGTGTACCGCTTCCTTCGTTTAAGCCTATAGACAAAGCACTCTCTCCTAAGAGATTGTATAACGCTATTGCCTTAGCCCATCAGCGCTTTAAAGCTTAAAAAAGAAATCTACGATTTTCGTAGTAAGCGTCATGACTTTTCATGACATCATTAATACGACGTAATCCGTCAATTGGGGCCAACATGCCTGCTATGACTAACCTATTGGTTAAAGACGATGCCGCCACTCCTAAAGAGTGGACTCTTGTTCCTATCTCCGATACTCCTGCTCCTAACTGGCGCGCTAATGATTCGACTTTGCCTCTTGAGGCTCAGCCGCGTCTTATGGCGTCCGTTGATCAGGTTAAGTCCGGGGATTACAAGGTTACGGTAAAGCTTGAACTCCCAGTTCTCGAAACTCTGGGCGCGTCGGGTACTGCTCTTGGTTATGTTGCCGGTCCTAAGGTAGCTTACGTGACTACATGCATCGTAACGATGTTTGTTAATCGCAGAAGTACTGCCTTGGATCGAAACAACACTATCAAGTTGATGGTCGGCTTACTCCAAGGTGCTACGAGCACGACTGCCACCGGTACGTTGAACCAAGCTTCTGCTGGTTCTGCGTTCGATGCGAGCGTTGCTCCTATCACTCAGTTGTTTACTGACCTCGTTGTACCGAACTAGCTTCTAATTTTATCACATTCATCACTATAATTAGGTGTCTTATGTCTAAGTTAATCACATTTAAACAATGTAAATTTCTACTCGAAAATGAAGAACCTTTTCGAAAAGCTGTCCTTAGTTGGGCAGACTGTTCTTATGAGGAGCTCATTGAGTACAGTTCACGTGAGTTTATGCGACGTCTTGTCATACGGACACTCGCTTATGGCGCTAACCCAGATGGTCAAACTCCCCCGAGGAAACTCGGTGAGAATTGCTACTGGGTTCGTGTACAGTGATGTTCGTTGCTCAGTGTTGATCTATTGATCATCACTACAAACCTTATCGGAGAGTATTTATGAGCTGGATAAAAAATCGAAGCCCCGCAGAGAGTTTGAAGATTCTGGGGGGTATATCCGAGACTTGTGCTTCACTTGGTGGACCTTATTCTAAAAGCTTAAATAAGCTTTTTCAAAACGGGCAGTTTAAAGAAATAATCGGATTTAAATTCGATTACGATTTAGACTGGGAAGTCAATGACCTCTTTTACTCACGCCAGATCCATGCTCTTGTTGCGAAACAAGATTTCATCGATATTGGTATTGACAAAGAAGCCGTTGCTTTCACCAAGTTCCTTGAAGCCGAAGCAAAATGCCGAGAGACAAATGACAGGTTCTTTAATGAATCGTCACCAAGTGGTGACGTTGCCGTGGTATTACACTACGCCCAACGTAAAATCGATTCTATTTTAGGTCCTGTCCCAAATCTTTGCGACTTTAGCTTTGCTTTCGGTCCCGGAGCCACAACAAGCACTAAAAAATCCTTTGCTCACCCTGTGGTGAAACTAAAGGATAGCCTTACGTGTAGTTTGAATTTTGCTAAGTCGGCTGAAGAATTTCTTAATGAAGTTCCTCATTGGTCAGACATCCACCGTACTCCGAAAGGAGGTGTGGCTCTTCGTCTTTCCCCTGCAAAGCTTACATTCGTGCCTAAGGACTCACGCTCACATAGATCGATCGGTGTTGAACCCGTGCTCAATGGATTTTTCCAAAAAGGCATAGGCTCTTACATTAAAAGTCGTCTATTCAAAGCGGGGGTTAACCTGTATGATCAATCCCGTAACCAAAGATTAGCTCTCGATGCATCGATAAATGGTACTTTTAGTACTATCGACTTAGCATCAGCAAGCGATACCGTTAGTTATGGTGTTGTGCAAAGCCTTCTTCCTCCTGAGTGGTTTTGTCTTCTTGACAAGCTACGCAGTAGTACCGCCTCATATAAGGGCCGAATCTTCGAACTCGAGAAATTCTCTAGTATGGGTAATTCCTATACTTTTGAACTTGAGAGTTTGATATTTTACTCTTTATGTTACGGTGTATGTAGGCTCCTCAATACAGATCCCTCTGAAATCGGCGTTTATGGTGATGACCTTATTATAAGGTCATCTCATTATAACCTTCTCTTTTCCGTTTTGGAGTATTGTGGGTTTTCTGTTAATTCAGAAAAGTCATTTACGTCCGGGAAGTTTAGAGAAAGTTGTGGTGCTGATTTCTACAATGGCACAGCTGTTCGACCCTTTTACCAAAAAACTCTGGTATCAGATCGAACCCTCTTCGTTATGCATAATTGGTTCATCCGAAACGGTGAACCTTCATTAGCTAAAATAGCTAAGTTATACATTAAACCTCACAATTTAATCTTCGGTCCTGATGGATTTGGTGATGGCCATTTAATTGGTTCATACCATCTCCGTCTTAATCGGAAATTAAAGCGTAGAGGTTACGATGGAGGCTTCTTTGATAGTTTCTCATTAAAACCTAGGCGCTTCAGGTTTAAACCTGAGGTAACCTATGTTTATCCCTTGTATTGCACTTACGTTTCGGATCCTTCTCAGGAACCGGATCATAGTGTTTTACCTGGTTCTAATGGCTATCATCGAATAAGCATCTACACGTTGGAACGTACTATTTTTAGACGTTCTTACGGCGAGTAGAGTATTCTCTACTTTTTTTCCTGGCCTTATGCCAGAACTCTTGCTCTGAAATGAGCAGGTGGGTTGGG